CCGACAGTTACCGCCACGCCGAATTTTAATTTAGAATTACTAGTAGATAAAGCTCATGTGGTATTAGGGGAGACTATTAAGATTTCAATTATGTGGTCTATTGATGGACATTCAGCATATGGGTGGAGGGTATTTTCAGATGGTAATGGCGCGACAGATTTCGGTTATGTAGTTACAGCCGTACCTACTCCATTAGCAATTAATACTAATTTAACTAGGCCCGGTCTAGGTTGGTTGATTGGTGAAAATCTTTTTAATCCGTCAGGCTTTTACGAATACTACTACGCCGTTACCGAAACCCCTGTAAGTTCCGACGACTTTGTATTGTCAGCTTTTTATTATATTGACGATGTAGTGATTGAACAGAAGTTTGTAAATCTAGGCCCAGTAATTACGCAGACGGCTACACCTACTGTAACACCAACTGTTACTTTAACTCCCGGTTCTGGTTATGTAACTAGTGAGCACGAGATGCTACAAACATTAACTATAACCAGTACTGACGGGATTGGAATCCTAACTTGGGAACCAAAATACAGAACGTGGACAGACTTTACAGTGTATCCTACTAAGATACAACTTCCGGCTGACGCCAGAGTTTGGTTTACAAAAGGTATTAATACCGTATATGTTTACATAACCGATAATAATGGTAATCCGATAGACTGTTCTTCAACTCCAGCAGAGCTTGAATTTTTACTTATGTTAAATACGGGATTGAGGTAACTACATGAGACAAATCTTTGTTGTTCTTTTTTTAATGCTGGCTAGTAATACACTATTAGCTTTCAGTTGGTCTACCTATACGAATTTATCGTCAAATGCTCAACCTCTAAGTATTACCGCGAGTGATGTAATAAGTATTGATGACTACGTTTATATATTCGGTACGGGGAATACGCTAAATACCTCAGCGTATAATTCTATATTTAAACTACCGTGGGATTTATCTACCGATGCTATACTACAAGCTAATTCCTTACCTAAGGCTGGAAAAGGTCAGAAGGTATTCAAGTACGGTAATAGGTTGTATTATTTTCCAGATCATGGACCTAGGACAGCGGATAAGAGTAGAGTATACTATGACATTTATTCCGCTCCAATAATTGCCGGTAATATAGGAGCATGGACCAGAATAGGAGAGTTACCGTTTTATAAAGATCATCCGTACTCTAACAGGCAGATTGCTCAGAACCCCATTGATAATAGTTATTATATAACTGGTGGGCAGGCTCCATTAGGTAACGTATGGTCAAGTGGCTCAGCCTTTGTTTCTTCAGACGATGATTTTTATCTTCTTTATGATTACCACGACTTTTTTGAAGATAAAACAACGTCAAGTACCGATGTGGCTATAATGAAAGTGAGTACAGATGGTACGTTACTTCATCCATCTGTAATCTATAATAATTATAATATAATACGCGCGATAAAAATTCATCCCTTGTTAACTGGTTTTGTTATTAGTGGCCAAGGAGCTGCTACCAGCGGATATGCTGCATTACATATAGATACTGACGGTAATTCTTTAAATTATATTTCCGTAACTGGTCCAGATACTTATAACGATAGTTGTGTATTTAACGACCATATTTACTACGGAGGATTTTCCGCAGGAGCTGCTAAAAATAATATGGTTACTGTACTTGATTCTGAACTATCTGTTCTCTGGAGTCAGGATTACGACATTAGTCCCGCAGCCAATGAAGTTATAAATGCCTTAGCACCATTTAATACAGGTATAGTATGTGTAGGTACAACCGATTCGGAGTTCGGCGATAAATCTTCAATACTATTAATAGACGCACTAGGCAACTGTACTGCCGCTTTAACGGTAACCAGCAATGGTTTCGCTTCCATAACCACTACCGCAGGCAATATATTTGTAGGTAGTTATGAGGGAGAGTATTTAGTTTACGACGAGACATTGACTGAATTACAGAATGATACGGTGGACGGAATGTCCGGCGTTTATCATATACTAGTTGATGCCGACACTAATACATTCACAACAGTACTTTACTTTATGACTGGAGCAGGCGGCACGTGTATGTTGCGTACAGACCTGAGTGGTAATTGTATAACTGCAACGGCCATAACAGGTTTAGTAAATCTTTCTTCTACTATGTATCCTATTATTAAGGACGGAGACGTATTTTTAGTAGACGGCTCCAACTTCGAGTTAGTTAAATTAGATGCCGACGGCAATTCACTGCTAACCGGTAGAAGAGCTTTAGCAGGTAATAAACTGCCAATAACTAACAATATTACATACGTAAAAATTAGCGGTACCGCTATAGTTGATTCTTGGACGGACACTGTCCCGACAGACTTTTTATGTTCTGTATATGGAAGTTCCATTTTTTATAACAATCGTTTGTATTTAATAAGTGGTATACGTACTGAAGGCATATCTAATGCGGTTCCCCTTTATAGTTTTAGTACGGTTAACTCCATTAGAGGTCATCTATCCTCTAGTTGGACTAACACAGGTTATTCTGCTCCAATGACCATGTTTGGTGATGCATTAGTTTTTAATGATGCTGTATATTGGAGCGGAGCTACATCCCCTGCGGTTCAAGGTGTCATGCTTGGTGCGACATTTAGAACTGACGGCGATTTAGAAAATGTAACCTATGATGTGGCTGTTCCGACAAGTACAACATTCGGAATGCTAGCAGGCAAGGATAACAACTTATACCACTTCGGTGGTTTATTAAATTTCGGTACTGCCGAGCAACCAAGTGACTCAGTAATTGTTGCTGAAGCCTTTACTCCTACAGTTACGCCTACCATCACTGATACGCCCACACCGAATTTAACTCCGGTGGTTTGCGGAGACTGGTTTCAAACAACAGGTAATGCCGGTTTTTCACCAAGATCGAGTGCTTATTTATATGTAAAAGATTCTAGAATGTGGCTGGTAGGCGGCAGAGCCGCTGGTTCACCTGTAGGGGATATCTGGCATACAGATCTAGGGGTTGACTGGGTTTCACCCACATTGGCAAGTCTTTATATTGATCAGTACGGTGGAGCAGCAGCTCAATTTTTAAATTATAACTACTTGTTAGGAGGAGCCTACTCTGGCGGCAGTACTAACTTCGCACAGGTTTCTACTGATTTAATAACTTGGTATCCGGCTAATACGCCAGGAGCAGGTCTTCACGGTGCAGGCGGAACTACGGTGGTTTACAACAATAAGTTATACTGGATTGGAGGAGGAGATGCAGGTACTGGTGTAGGACAGGCTCATGTTTCAGTTAGCGCTAATGGAGTTGACTGGACCGTGCTCACATTGAATGCAGAGTTTGGTCCTCTATATGATTCTGTTAGTGTAGTATTTGCTGGTAAGATGTGGATAATCGGAGGATCATCTGCATTCTCTATTGGTAGAGATGACATTTATTCCTCAACAGACGGTATAGTATGGACATTAGAAACTGACAATCCCGGTTGGGCTGCCAGGGACGGCCACGGCGTAGTAGTATATGATAATAAATTGTGGTTGTTTGGCGGTGGAGATGCAAGTACATACTATACTGATACCTGGTATTCTTCCGACGGTATAAATTGGACACAGTATATTCCCGCTATTTCATTTCCTATTCGTACGGATTTTAATTTTACGGTTATGAACAATCGTATATGGGCCGTAGCTGGAATGGATGACAATAATGTATACTACAGTGATGCATGGTACTTAGTACCAGGAACTGCCACGTTAACACCTACAATTAAAAATACTATAACGTTGACGCCAACTATTACTCCTACTATTACTGCTACGCATACTGTGTCCCCTACCGTAACAGCCACTGTAACAGCCACTCCGTACATTATTTATTACCGTACCACATTAAGTACTAGTATTAGTGGTTATACTTATATGGATGTAACCTACGGGGCAACCGTGATAGATTTTTCTCCTCAGTTTGAATACTTTAAAAATGGTTATAGTGTATTTCCTGTAAGGGATAACATACAACCGAATACGGAAATTATCGTTGATAAACAAAGTACAAGTTTTACTTTGTCCATTATAGATCGCACAACAAAGTTACCAGTTGATACTTCTACGTATCCTACTGGTATATATTATACAATACTACCAAGACAATAGGAGGTACTAATGTCAACCGCATATCCAAGTAGTATAGATTCTTTTTCAGTACTAACCGATAGGGGCACGATTATAGCACCAAGTAGCTATACCGTATCCGCTACGGCTCCTTATACAGTAACAACACTGTATCCGATTCTTTCAGGGGTTACCATCCCAGGGTACACTGAAGTAACCGGCACCCCAGCAACTCCAACACAATTTCGCGTTTTGTATAGGACGAACAAAATCGAATTTGCTGCTACAGCTGCGGGTGCATCAGTATCGGTTACGTACGTGACCTTGGGTTCTGTTATAAGTTCTAGTTTGATAAATAATTTACAAGACTCAGTAGTGGCTATTGAAACGGAGTTAGGAGCTAATGTTAAGAATACCTATACGGATCTTAAGGAAAGAATTGACGCAATGCAAACTACAACAGGCCATACTCACGAACCGGGCGAGGATTTAACCACACAAATTCCTGTTACATCCGATCAAGTATCGTTTACAGTATTAAACACTCCAGTAGCTTCCTCTATGACTTTGTTTTTAAATGGAGTAGAGATCCATCCAAATGACTTTGCTGTAAGCGGCAGTGATATTACATTAATAATAGCACCTACCTATGGAGATACATTGGTAGCGGCTTATCAGAAGATATAGGAGGTAGTTTATGCCCACATCAAAATGGACAAACACGGTAAGAGGTACTACACAGATTAAAGCTGATTCTATTACTAATGAGGAAATAAAGAGTGATGCAGCAATAGTAGAAACAAAGTTAGCATTAGACCACTCAACCCAGGATCTATACGAAAAGGCTCTTAGAACCGATGAAAGTAGAACAATTGAAAATAATGTTTTTGTAAAATTCCCCGCTACAGGTTTTGATATAGTGTGCGCAGAAACAGGTAAAGTTTATCGTTTTACCTGTCACCTAGGGGTATTCCAGGCAGTGGAGGTATAACACTATGCCAAGAACATCTATAGAATCCCAGCAGTTAGATTTTACAGCTATTTTACAGAAGGAACTACTAGAAGTACGAAAAATCTCAAAGGAACATCAGAGGAAGGTGGAACATGCTATTAAGTCTAGATCAGCTAAAACATCTTTTAGACAAGTTGCGACAGAAAAGAAATAGTTTTCCTTCTGTTGATGGACAGAAACAACAGATCGTTGACCCTGCAGGTGAGAAGACGGATAGTGCTCTAGCCCATAACGTTGTACAACCACAAGGACAGAGTTTTGAGACAGAGGATTCAATATCCAATTCCTTTAATATACCGAAGTAAAACGGAGGCGGTACATGATTACTAGAGAAGAGTTAATGTTATTAAAGGCACAATACCTACTAGGTCGAACCTTAACTGCACAAGAGTGTAACAATGTATTAGCCTACCAAGGTACAGGTAGTAGGTTAGATTATAGAACGTTTATTACAAAACTTGGTGAGACTAACAAGTTTAAGACTCTACGGGATACGGTTGAACCTTGGATTCAATCTGTCGATAAATATTCTATGAATGAATTGATGGAGTTAGTTTATAGAATTGCTGTTGAAAGCACTTCGATAGATTCCGGAATAAGGATAATAAAGAATGCCTCCGTAAAGACCGCACCGAAGTTGATGGTATATCTATACAATCTTTATATGAGGGATGTAGAAAACTATGAAAGGGATATGCGGAATAGCAGGAAGACAAAGTACGGTTTAAGTGGTACACCCGGCCCCATAGACCAAATGGTTGGTTATCAGGGGCGGCCAGATCCTTGGGAGTCACCCTCTCGAAGTTTTGGTCTAGTACAGAATACTGACGGGGAACAAACTTCGGCAGAGGCTATGGAAGATATAAAAAACAACGAGAATAAGAAAAATCCAGATACAAGAAAACCGCAACGTAACGAAGGTGAAGCAAAAGTAAGAAGACTGTTGTTCAGATATCTTAAACCGTTAACAGACACAACAGAAGCAATACCAACATCAGGAGGCAGCAATGAGCAATCCGCACAAAGAAGGTACGAAGGTGAAATCGGCTAGTTATTCTTTTGAACAGGATATATTGGACGAGGGTTTAGAAGAAGCATACGATATGCCTTCTATAGACCATATCGTAGCATTTTTGATAAACAAGCACGATCTTAATCCAAAACAGGCATCAGAACTTAAGAGAGTAGCAAACTTAAAGGAAAACCAATCTATGTGGGCAACCATAAAGATTCTTAAGAGAGGCAAATGAAGGGGTTTATAGATCCGATCAGTTTTATAGAGGATAATTTTACACTTAGAGGACAGTCGTTCCAAATACGTAATACTGCCCGCGACTATTTGAATGGTATATATTATGCAGTTGGCGTTCAAGCACCCGTTATACAGAAACCTATTATTATAGTAAAAGGAAGACAGGTAGAGATGTCAACCACATCTGTCAATTTATCCTTGTACTTTATTGCGCAAGAAAAATTCTTCCCAACACTATATTTATTTCCTTCTGCAGACCCTGCCTTACGTTTTAATGATACTAAAGTACAGCCAATGATTGATTATAAAACGAATGATAGTATATTAAATCCTAAGAAGAATGGAGCGTATAACAAGTCATTAAAACAGTTTGAAAATGGCTCTGAGTTACTATTATATGGATTAGCTGAAAATGGAGATAACATTCGTAATATCTCCGCAGAGATGCTAGTAAAGGATGAGTATCAGGATATTGATGAAGTATCCGAAAGCGCAGCCGACGAGGTTTTAACTCATGCGCAACATAAATTAAACCTATCCCTGGGGACCCCGAAGTATACAGACACCCACTTTCAGACAATGTGGAATATCTCATCTCAGATGTATTATCATTTGCAATGTCCGTCCTGTAAGAAGTGGTTTATACTTACCATGGATTCCATGGTTGAAGGGCATATAGTTAGGTGTTCTCATTGTAGTAATAAAGAAGATAAACGTAATCTTATACCGCACGGTAAGTGGCTATGTTTAGGTGATCCGAAGGCACCGGTTATTGGTTTTCACCTAGCTCAGATGTATGTTCCGTATATCACAAAGGAATATATTTTAGGGAAGATAGACATAAAAGAGAAGCAGAAAGTAGACGTACAAAGATACCTTAAGAACGAGATATTAGGTGAGTTCTATAGTGGAATGAGACAAAGACCGACTTTGGCTGCTTTAGAGCCCTCGTTTCATAGAGGTATGCCATATAATGCCATAGTTCCTATAACGAAAAAGGTTTATATGGGAATTGACTGGGGTGGCTGGTCAAGTAAAACAAATGACAACGATCAGTCCTTTACCGTAGTTTCTATCGGTTACTGGGACGTAACAGGCAGGTTAGTTATAAACTATATTGAGATTATCGATGAGGCTGATGAGTTAGAGCAGGTGAATAGGATAGCAAGTCTTATTGAAAGACACCATGTAGCTGTTGTTGTTGCTGACCGCGGATACGGCAAGATTAAGAACTTTGAACTAAGAAAGAAGTTCGGTAAACGTTTTATGATGTGTAAATATTTACAAGGTAGTGCTACTACGTTATTTAAACTTCACGGAGACGATACGATATTAGTTAACCGTGATTACTCTTTAGAGGAGTTGTATTCACATATGGGATATGGTAAGGTTGCTATACCGGATAACGAACGTACTAGTTGGATAAAAGAGCATTTTTTAAACTTTGAAATTGAGACGGTAGAACATGGTGGACAAACTTTTAAACATTTTACAGCGTCAAAAGGACCAAGAATAAGAACAGACGCAGTACACAGTATTAATTTTTTACGTATTGCTGCATTATTTGAAGACAGAATTGCAGCAGGTAATTCTCCTTTGACGTCCATGGGGAAAAGTCAAGCTCCTCGCCCAATGGCCTTCAATGGTCAGGCACATGTTAATTCGTCAAACTTTGAAATGCGCAGAACAATGCCTTCTATGAAGAACATGAAAATTCCGGGAGTGCATTACTAAAGAGAGGTGTTCTAATGTATATTAACAAAACGTTAAAGACAGGTTCTACAAAGGTTGGAGCCATTCTGGCGAAAGGTGCTCATAAAGCCCAGGCTAATGTAGACACTTCAACAGGTATAATTAAGACCGCGGGGTCTATGTATAATTATGGTTCTTACTCTTCTGCTAGTGGTGCAGTATCCAGAATGACTATGAAACCATTCTCCCCGTTATACCAAGAATCTAATATAATGCTACCAAAAGATAGGAAAACCATGAATGCTTATAACAGGCATTATTATGAGACGGATTATTGGGTTGGTAACGCCATTGATCTTCATACCACGTATCCGCTTGGCGGTTTTGAGATTGTATCTAAGGATCCACGGGTTCATGCTTTCTTTAATAGAATGGCAGAGAAGATGAATCTGTTCGATCTAGTACTCGGCGTAGGTTTAGACTATTGGATTTACGGAGAAGCTTTCCCTGTATTACACTGGGATAAAGATGCAGGTCTATGGGATGGAGGAATGATATACAATCCAGATTATGTAGACGTAGTAAAAAATATGATAGTTCCGAAACCTATCATAACACTTATACCTGATGCAGAGTTAAAACGTGTAGCAGTTTCCACTCACCCAAAGGATTTAATGATAAGAGATCAAATTCCACCGGAGATACAGAATTTGTACTTAGAGGAG